GGTCAGGCAGATCTGAACCCACGCGGCGATCTTGGCGGGGTTGAGCGATCCGCTGAACACGCGGAACTCGACCGTCGGGAGGCGACCCGAGAGGAAGTTCGTCCAGTTGAGGATGCGGTAGCGGTCCTGCAGGTCTCCGACGCCGTAGGCGCGACCGATGGCGTTCTTGTCGGCGTAGGTGTCCCAAGCGATCCGCTTGTTGCCCTCGGTCTTGATAGGGCGGCAGTAACTGCCAGCGCGGCGGTCGGGCGTGCCAGTCGAGGCGTAGAGCGCGTCTTCGAACTGAGCGCAGAGCATCGTGAGGCGGCGCATCGCGGCGACCGAGTCGGAGGGGAAGGCGACGTGGACGTGCAGACCGCAGGTGTTGTTGGTGACGCCGCCCCAAGCCTTGATCTGCGCACAGGCGGCGCGGATGTTGTCGAGGCCGTCGGCACCCTTCAGGATCGGCGAGACGAACTCGACGGGGGTCTTGCCGCGGAACGACAGCGAGCCGTCGCGGTCGGCGCGCCAAGCGCGGTTGTCGAAGGCAGGGAGCGCGGCGACGGGGTTGCCGCTGTGGTAGCCGCCGATGCGGATCGGGGTGTTGCTGTCGATGCCACACTCGATCTCGATGCCGTAGGTCAGTTCGCTTGCGGTGATGCGGGGCATTGCTTGTTCTCCTGATCCCGCGTTCGGCGGGCACGAGCCGAGCGGCTTGCTCGACGGGATCAATGTAACCTATGTCGGCGCAGGGGCTAGGGGGTTGACGGAAAATCGGACAACTTTGATCCGAAAGTCGCAAAGTCATGCAGAAGCAGGGGTTGCAGACCGCGCCCTTTCCTGCCCCTCGACTTTCTCGACGCATTCCTGCCGCCTTCTCGCCCGAAGGGGGCGGCGGCGGCAATAATGAAGGCGGCGGGCGTCCCCACCTATGAGAACGCCCGCCGCACAACCCAGTGCCCGCATTCTAGCACGCCGCAAGCCGCGGCTCAAAGGGGTCTGCCCCCATGAGTGCAGCCGTCGTTCAGCGGCATCGTTCCTGACGTGGGCGCGGTCTTCCGACCGCCTTAGCCGCGGGGGCTGACCCTACCCCGCGCCGAGCCTCGCGCTCGCGCTCGTTCCCCTCCGAAGCGGACTGCCCGTCGAAATGGTGCAAGAGGGGACAAGGGAAACCTCGTCGGCGGCTCCGAGCGGCTGATCTCCCATGGCCTCGCCTCGCGGGGTCATGGTCTTCCTGCCGACTCACCAAGCAACTGAACCGAGAAGCCGAGGCGGCGTTTGCGGAACCCGCCGTCGAGTGGGCCATCACAAGCCAAGCGAGACGGCGGCGCACTTGACGCATCACGCTGAGGCGCGTAGGTTACAGGGATGGACAGCCCATCTGCGTTCCTGATCGACTCTCCCGCGGCATGGAAGGCTGCGATGCACGGGGAACTGAAGCGGCGCGGCATCTCGCGCTACTCGTTCGTCCGCATGTGCGTCGAATCGAAGATCTGCACCCGACACACCGCCGAATGCCTTCTCGCGCAGGACGGCACCGTCACGGGGCAGCGCAAGCCAAGCATGGAAATCGCGATCGCGATGGCGCGCCTCGCGGGATTCAACCTCGCGCTCCTGCCAGAGGAGCGCAAGACAAGGAGAACCAAGTGAGCGAGCCGAGAATCGTCAGGATCGAAACCGTGCCCATCGACTCCGTCAGGCTTGACGATCAGAACGCACGCAAGCATCCCGACCGCAACGTCAAGGCGATCACCGACAGCCTCGTCCGCTTCGGGCAGCAGAAGCCGATCGTCGCGATGGAGGACGGGACCGTCATCGCAGGCAACGGCACCTACGCAGCCGCGAAGGCTCTCGGATGGACGGAGATCACCGTCGCATTCACGAACCTCAGCGACAACGAGGCGCGTGCTTTCGCGATCGCAGACAACCGCACGGGCGAACTAGCCGCATGGGACGACGACGTGCTGCGCCGTCAACTTGACGAGATCGCGAACTTCGACGCATCGCTCCTGAACGCGGCGGGATTTGCGGAGGACGAACTGCGGTCCATGCTGGAGCGCGCACCCGCCTCCATCGCCGAGATCGGCAGCGTCGAGGGCGGCGTCGCGGAACTCCCGTCGGGCTTCACGCGCTCGCTTGAGGAGTGGGAGAACTCCCAGATCAGGAACCTCATCTTCGCCTACCGTGCCTCGCAGTACGGACTCGTCGTCGAAGCCCTCGCCTCCATCGCGGAGGAGCAGTCGCTGGAGACGAACGCGGACGTCCTCGTCTACCTACTGGAGAAGGCTGGCCATGCTGTCACTGAACGCGTCGAAGCGGACGATTGACCTCTCGCTGTTCCGAACCCGCAGAGCCGACATGTCGGACTGCAGTCGCATGATCTCCGAGGACGCGATCGTCCACGTGGAGGGGAAGCCAGTCCTCGCCTACTACCACAGGATCGACGCCGACTTCTCGCTCCTCCGATCCACGCTCGACAGGGTCAAGTACCACGAGGGATTCAGGGCGACGAAGAACAACCCGATGTTCACGCGGGCGAGGACGTTCGGCTACGCGCCAAGGCTTGAGATCCGCAACCAGCCGTGCCGACAGGCATCGCTCGGCATCGAGCAGCCCCTCGAGCACGCAGTCCTGCTCGATGCAGCCGAAGCCGCGTACCGATGCTACAAGGAATCCTTCCCCGAGAGAGCGGAGGCGCACGCCGTCCTCGCGGACAAGGTCCTGCAGGAGTACAGGATCGGCAGCACGCCGTTCACGTCGGGCATCGTCAACGCCAACAACCCCCTCCCGTACCACTTCGACCGAGGCAACTTCCGCGGAGTCAACTCCGCGATGCTCGGGTTCAAGCGCGACATAGAGGGAGGACACCTCACGATCCCAGAACTCGACCTCGCGTTCGACATCGGCGACCAGAGCCTCCTCCTGTTCGACGGACAGTCGCTCCTGCACGGCGTCACGCCGTTCAGGCGCATGTCCGACAACGCCATGCGATACACCATCGTGTTCTACTCGCTTGAGGGAATGTGGCGGTGCGAGCCGCCCGCAGAGGAAGTGCGGCACTTCAACCGAAGGCAGACCGCCCTCGCCAAGAGCAGGGCTGCGAAGAAGGAGTCGACTTGACACGCATCGCTCTCGCATACCTCGCCAAGGCGAAGTACGGCGGATGGCCGACATTCACCCGACACCTGCACGCGGCACTCGCCGCCGCAGGAGCGAAGCCAGTCATCAGGACCATCGGTGCGCGGACAGCCGACATGCCGCACGACTTCGGGCACGGACTCATGGCGCGCCGAATGCGAGCCGAGGACCTGCTCAAGAGCGGGATGCCGATCCTCATCGCCGCCGCCGACAAGGACCACGCCGAGCAGGCTGCGGAACTCGTCGCCAAGGGAGCGCACATCGTCGTGCACGACCCCGCCGAGAAGCATCTCGCGGGAATCCCACCAGAGCGCACCGTCGTGATCAGGCGAAGCATGCAGGCCCGACTCGCAGGCGCACGCTTCATCCCGCATCCGTACGAGCGCAGGAACCCGCAGCGCAACCCGATCCTCCCCGCCATCGCGCACTCCCGCGTCGACTTCGACAAGTACACGCACCTCATCCTCGATGCCGTCGACCTCGGCGCAGACATCAGGATCTTCGGCGCGCCCAACCCGATGTACGTCCACTTCAAGATCCGCCCGAAGTGGCCAGACTTCAAGAGCGAGCCGTTCCCGCGGGACGCCCACGCAGGCGCAGACCTCTGCGCGACCGCACGGACCGTGATCGACATGAGCGCGATCAAGAACGACGGAGGAGGATCGCAGTACGCGTTCCTTGAGGCATGGGATGCCCGCGCACCCCTCGTCATAAACCGAAAGTGGGTCGATGGATACGACGGAGACGAGATGAAGCACGGCTTCAACTGCCTCGCAGCCGCGGACGGCGCGGAGATCAAGGCGTGCCTCGACAGGCTCGCAAGCAACAGGGATCTCGCGAACCACCTCGTCGCGAACGCAGAGACGACGCTCGCCCTGCACGATCCGAAGGCGATCGGGCTACAGTACCGCACGGTCATGGGCGTGTAGCATGGCGAGCAACAGCCCGCGAAGGAAACCGAAAGCACGCAAGCCACGCGAGGCGAAGCCAGCGGGGTCAGGGGAAGTTGCATCCGACATCCCCTCCCCGCCCTCCCCGCCGCAGGATGTCATGAGCCTCGGACCCGCCTCCGAGACGATGCGCCTCATCCGATCCGCGGTGCAGAACAGATGGGCGATCCCGCCCCGAATCTTCGAAGCCGCCCCCGCGATCGTCGGGCGCATCCTCCTCGACCCCGCCACCGACATCCGAGACAAGATCAGGGCGACGCAGACCCTCGCGATGCTCGACAGGAACAACACGGACCTGATCCTTGAGGCCAACAGGGTCGAGAGGCTGAACGAGGGCATGAGCACCGAGAACGTCGCGCTCGTCGCCAGCATCACGGACGAGCAGATCGCCGCCGTCGCCAAGTCCATCGCCGTCGCCAAGCCTGCACGGGGCAGGGAACGTCCTTGAACAGCCCCCAGCAAGCCGTCGAGGCGGCGCGCTCCAACCCTGCCGCCTTCATCGCCCTCAGCCTCGGGAAGCCTGTCAGCGTCCTGCAGCGAGACCTGCTCTCGCACGCCATGACGCACCTGAACTGGTATGCGGAACTGCCCCGCGGTCACGCCAAGACCAGCACGGGCGCGTACCTGACGGCATGGTGGCTCGGCGTCCGACCCGAGACGCGGTTCAAGATCGTGTCGCAGAACGACGAGTCCGCAGGTCAGACGACCCGCTTCATCCGCGAGATCATCCGATCCCCCGCCTTCCGCGCCACCTTCCCGCACGTCCGACTCAAGGCGGGAGAGGACACGGTCACGGCGTGGAGCGTCACAGCCCCGAACCTCCCCGCCCGCCGCGACCCCTCCGTGCTCGGCAGCGGCGTCTTCGGGCGAACGGGCGGTCGTGCGGACGTCATCTGGCTCGACGACATCTGCGACCTCCGCAACTCCGTGCTGCAGCCAGCCTTGCGCAATCAGGTCAAGGAAGCCGTGTCGAACATCTGGATGCCGATGCTCGACCCATCCGCACCGCATCACACGCGGGTATGGAAGACCGCGACCCCCTTCCACACGGACGACATCACCGCAGAGTGGCGTCGGATGCACGCAGAGGACGAGACGCTCCTGCGCCGCCCCTGCGTCGGGGACGATTCGCCATGGCCCGAGATCTGGACAGGCGACATCCTGCGGCAGAAGCGCAACGAGATCGGCGCGATGGCGTACGCCCGCGCCTACGAACTGATCCCGCTGTCAAGCGACCTGCTCGTGTTCCGCGCCGAATGGCTGGGGCACTACAGGATCGGCACGCAGCCGCAGGTGACCCGAACGGTCGCCGCCATCGACTGGGGATACGGCAGGAAGGCGCAGGAGCGGGACGACCCCGACTACAGCGTCTGCATCGTCGGGGAGATCGACAGCCACAGGGATCTCTACCTGACCGATGTCATCCGCATCCGAGAGCCGTTCCCCGTCTTCGCAAGGCAGGCAGAGGCACTCCTGTCCCGACGAGGGGTGTCGGTCGTGCTCGCGGAGGCGAACGGACCGCAGAAGGGCATCTTCGACCAGTTCGGGGAGATGACGCGGATGCCGATGCTCGCGATGGAGCGGACCTCAGACAAGCACATTCGGGCGGCGGGGTCTCAGCCGTTCGTGCAGAACGGGAAGTTAAAGTTCCCGATTGACGAAGCAGGGCGCGTCCTGCCGTCGTTCCAGACGATTGTCGATGAGATGCTCGCCTTCCCCGCGGGTTCTCACGACGACACCGTCGACTGCGTCGTGGATCTCTGCTCCGAGGCCGTGCGCGGCTCTCTGTCAACTGGCGACATGCAGGTGACGAGGTTTGAGAAGCCCGATGCCATCGGCAGGCTCTTCGGAGCTAAATCCCCTCGTCGTCCGTTCTTCGCCTGATACGATGGGCGCGTGCCGCGCTACTCCGAAACAACCTACGAGGTGCACTGGCTCGACGGGTCGAACGACCCGCAGTACTTCGATGGGGCGAACGCCAAGGACATGGCGATCCGAACCGCCCGAGAGGCGAAGGCGAACGGCGACGAGGTCGAGGTCATCAAGTCCGTCGCCACATGGGGTGACAAGGCGGCGGCTGGTTCGCTCGCACCCATCGACACCAAGGAGAGCGTGGTTCGGTTCTCCCACACCATCACGCTGCCCAAGGGCAAGCGGCGGCTCAACATTGACGAGGCGACCGCCGCCCTCGCGCAGATGGGGTATCGCCTCGGGAATGTCCGCTACGACCCCGCAGCGGGCGGCTCGGTCTACAAGGTCACGCAGCCGAACGGCTCGGTCGTTGACATGCCCGCGGCGAAACTCACCGATTTCATCTACCAGAAGGCGCAGCACATGAAGAACGGCACGAAGGCTCGCATGTCACAGATCTCGCAGATGCTCGACACGCTTGAGAGTCAGGCGAACGACCAGCCCGACCTCGCAAAGAAGAACATCCAGAAGATGGTCGACCATGTCGCGCACGAAGGCACGCGGGACGAGTTCATGCGACTCGTCAAGATCGCGGATCGGCTCGGGCTGCGCGGGCTGATGTCCCGTGCGGGCGCGAAGAAGAAGTTCGGTCGGCACAAGGTCGAATCCTACGGACCCTTTGAGATCTGGTGGGTCGGAGAAGCAGGAGGCTCCCGCTACTTCGAGGTCAAGAAGGGCAGCATGACGACAACGTTCGACGACTCCGATCGTGCAGAGCGTTACATCGCTCAGAACGGCGGCATCGCGTACCTCGTGCAGAAGTACTTCAAGGACTTCTGGAACAACGGCTTCGGCGACTTCGTGACCTCCCACCGACCGATGGACAAGATGACGAAGCGCGATCTGCAGATCTTCCTGAAGGACGCCATTGAGATGTACGAGGATGAGGAGGATCCGCAGGGAGTGCAGGGAGCCAAGAAGGTGATGCAGTTCCTGACACATTTCTCCCGCACGGGCGAGAAATCCGTTCACCTGTACAGAAGCAACAAGGGCGAAGATTTCGACGGGCTGATGAGGACCACTCGTCAGGAACTCGTCAGGATTTGGCTGAACACGATGCGCGCAAAGGATCCATCCCTGCTTCCGAAGGACGCGCCTCCATATACGCAGGAAGGGAAGGGGCAGATGATCAAGGACATCCTTGCCGTCTGGCGTGGCAACCCGAACAAGCAAATGTCCCGCACGGGTGAGAAGGCGAAGTTCGGACTCGTTGAGATCGAGGCGGTGTCAAAGCGAATGCGAGGCATCAGGGCGAAGATCAACGCCGCTGAGCAGGCGTTGCGAGACGAGGAAAAGCAGGGCAACTTCCGAAACGGCGCGAGCACTTGCGATGCGATTGCAAATCTCTACAAGGAGATGAAGTCGGCGTATCTCGCATACGAAGCCGCTTTCCGTTCGTCCCGCAGGGGCGCGAAGACGCGCTTTGAGAAGTCCGACGACTACGCCCGCATCCTCATGCAGCCCGTGACCGCCGCGAACTGCGGCAAGATGCAGAAGGTCGCAGCCGATGCGATGAAGCACGCGAAGTCCGTTGGCGACGACGACCTGTTCGAACTCGCCGAGGAGATCGCGAACACCTGCCGAACCAAGAACCCGAACCGAGGTGCAAAGTGAAGAGCAGCAACCGATACGCGAAGGCATACAAGGCGTCCCGCAATGGCGCGAAGTCCACGCACGCGAAGCCGACGATTGACGAGGTGATGAAGATCGTCAACGAACTCAAGCAGATGGGGCTGCACGATGCCGCGGAAACCCTGATGAAGTCATGGCTGCGCGAGACGAACGGCGGGCGCAACATGCACTCCCGCACGGGCGAGAAGTCCACGCACGCCGCCGACAGCCTACGCGCCCTCGCCGTCAAACTCGGCTACGCGCCCGATGCCGTCACCGTCGAGGACGGGCGCGGCACGATCACGTTCGCGAGAAACGACGGCAGCGCGGGTCGCCTCGCGTTCGCCCTCCGCAAGCCCCTCGCGGGCGTAATCGCCTCCGACCGCATCTCGGTCGCCGACGACGCGGTGTGCATCGACATGCGGGGTGAGGCGTGAATCCCGCGTTCCTGCAGGTCAGCGAGCAGGTGTGGATCCCGATCCACGTCATCACCCGCGTGTCGCAGTTCGGCGACGTGGTGACGATCACGACGCAGTACGGCGTGGACCACTACCACGGCGAGGACGCTCGGCGGATCCTCCTTCAACTCAAGCCGATCCTCTGAGGTAACTCGTGCCGACCGACCCCTCCCCGAACCCGTCCGCGAACGGACTGACCCCCGCAGAGCGTCCGCGCAAGCCCTTGTCGGCTCCGCTGAAGCGCGACATGGGCGAGCCGCTCGCGAGCGCGGTCGAACTGCAGCGGTCGTTCTTCACGACAGCCGACAAGATGCTGCGGAACAGCAGCCTCGCGTATCGGCTCAACCCGCAGTACCAGCAGATGATGCGGGCGGACGCGGACATTGAGGGTGTGCTGCGTTCCCTGCAGGTGACGCTCGCGAGCCTTGAGTGGACGGTCATGTGCACCGAGGAGGACAACGAGCGCGGGCAGTTGCTCGCGGAGCGCATCTCGCGCATCTTCGACGCGATGCCCCGACGCTCGGACTTCGTCCGCGCCATGCACGAGGCGGTGTGGTACGGCAACTCCGCGTGCAACCTCGTCTACCAGCGCGACCCGCGGCTCGGCGTGGGAGTGAAGGAGTGGTATCCGTTCCACCCCGACACCCTCGCGTACGACCAGCGCGGGAACCTCGCGATGCGCGTCGGCGCGGCGTACAGCAACGAGGGACCGAGCGCGCAGAACATCGGCTTCGACTCCCGCGTGCACATCTTCACCGAGCAGGAGCGCAAGGCGGTCGTGCTGCACCGCGTGTTCATCAACGCGCCCGACTTCAACGATCCGAACGCGACCGAGTCGATCTACCGCGGGGTCGGTGCGCGTGACGTGTGCTGGTTCATGTGGCTCGCCAAGCAGGAGATCCTGCAGGACGCGATCACCTACGCGGAGCGGTACGCGATGGGCATCCGCGTCGGCTACTACCCGCTCGGGCAGGATCAGGGTCGCACGATGATGGAGAACGTGCTCGCCAACCTGACCAACGACAACAGCGTGCTCCTGCCGCAGAGCGGGACCGAGCGTATCTACGACATCGACATCAAGGAGCCGAACGCGGGTCGCGCTCAGGTGTTCATGGAACTGGTCAACTGGTTCTCGGGCAAGATCAAGGAGGCGATCCTCGGGCAGAACCTCTCGTCCGAGGCGGCGGCAACGGGACTCGGCTCGGGAGTCGCGAGCCTGCACGCGGACACGCTCTCGCGCATCATCCGTTACCACGCGGACGCGCTTGCCGACAGCCTGACGAACGACTTCGTCCGCGTCGTCGCCATGATGCTCGGCGCGACCCCCGAGGAGGCGACCTGTCTCCGATTTCAGTTCGCGCCCGAGCGACCCGATCCCAAGGAGCGGCTTGAGGCCGTGGAGAAGTTCGTCAGCCTCGGCGGGCGTGTCTCCGAATCCGAGGTCCGCGACCTGCTCGGTCTGTCCGAACCAAGCGAGGGCGAGCGCGTGCTTACGGGCAGCGCGTCTGGCAGCGACCCGCTCTCGGGGCTGCTCGGGCAGGGCGCGCCGCCCGAGGGGGCGACCCCTGAACCCGACGCTCCGCGAACCTTCAGCCGCAGGGCGTGGTGATGGACGGCGGCAGGTCGTTTCAATCGCTCGTCAAGGCGGCAGGCGCGGCGTACCGCGAGGCGGTCGCCACGCAGGTGCAGGGCGACGACGCGACCGAGCAATGGGACGCATGGCAGGAACTGACCGCCGCGCTCCTCCTCATGTCGTGGACGGCGGGCGCGCTCGTCAGCCTCAAGGCGGCGGGTGTAAAGGCGAGCGAGGTCCGCGACCCGACCGTCACGCGGTTCGACCGCGTCAGGGTCGGCAACGACTGGATCGACCTAGACACCCGATTCTCAGCGGGACCGACGCAGGAGACGGTGCGGCGGTTCATGGAAACCATCCCGATGACGCGGGAACGGTGGGAAACGCTCCTGCAGCACGCCTTCGACGCGGCGGGGGAACTGCGGGAGGGGGAGGAGTCGGACGCTCTACAGCGGATCCTAGACCGTTCCCCTGCCCTCGCCGCCGCCGTCAGGGGGCAGGCGCAGCGCAAGCCCGAGGGCGTGAACACGCCGACCGCCCGCGCCGTCACGCAGGGGGCGTTCTTCGTCACCAGCATGACGCAGCAGCAGGTGGAGGCGACCAAGGACCTGCTCGCCAAGGTGATCCGCCAAGAGGTCACGGTGTCGGTCGCGGGCAAGCGGTTGGAGGTTCTCGGGGTCGGCGACTTCGTGGAGCAGGCGACCCTCGCCACGGGCACAGACCTGACGACGGCGCGGCTTGAGACGGTCTACCGAACCAACCTCAACCGAGCGCAGACGCAGGGGCGGCTTGACATCTGCCGCGACCCCATCGTCCGCAGGTTCGTCCCCCTCATGCGCTACAACGCGACGAAGGACAGGCGCACCCGAGAGACGCACAAGGCGATGGACGGGTTCATCGCGACGACCGACCAGATCGACGCGCTCGGCATCGCCTGCCCCATCGGGTTCAACTGCCGATGCTCGTGGTCGCCCGTGCCCATCGCCGTGTCCGCCGCAAAGGGATGGACGGACGAGGACGGCATCCCCGACCAAGACGCGATCAACAGGCACAACGGCTCGCGTCAGGCATTGATTGACAAAGGTCTGGTACCCGATATCGGTTTCGTGGCAGGCTGATACGATCAAGGAGCGATATGTCGAATCCATCGCACAGAGTCTCGGACATCGGCGACAAGATCGTGATTCACGACCTTGAGGTGTTCTGCGCGTACGACCCTCGCATCGACGGCGATCACGATCCCGAACTCAAGCGTTTCGACAACGAGCGCGTGCGCGAGATCGTTGAGAGCACGAACGCATACATGGGCAAGGGCAGCAACCCGCGCCTCGTCGTGATGCACGAGCGCGACGGCAACGAGCCGAAGTCGAGCGTCGGTCGGTTCACCAAGATCCGATACGAGGAGCGCAACGGAGTCGGGTACATCGTCGGCGACTGCGAGGTCGAGCGCAGCGTGTTCGACCGACTGCTCGCGACGAACGCGTTCCCGCGCCGCAGCGCGGAGATCTGGCAGGACCAGAACCATCTCTCCGAGGTCGCGCTGCTCGGTCGCGAGACTCCCCGCCGACCGCTGCCCGACACCAACTTCGCCCGCAAGGGCGCGCCCGTCACGTTCAGCCGCAACCTCCGCTTCGACATGGGCACGGTCGGTGGCGGGCTTTCCACGTTCGTGCCCGATACGAAGGGCAACAACATGGCAGATGACAACGATCTCCGCAAGGAAGTCGCGTCGCTGCGCGCTGCGCTTGAGGAGATGAAGAACTCCAAGGGCAAGTACGCCGCCGACGAGGACGAGAAGGACGAGATGGCTGCGGACGACATGCTCACGCAGCAGTTCGCCGAGGAGGAAGGCGATGGCGATGGCGTGCACATCGACATCGACTCGCACGGCGACGAGGACGAGATGGAGGAGGAGGAGGAGGACAAGGCTCTCTTCCCCGCCTCGCGCCGCGGCAGCGCGGACATGTTCGCGATGCGCCGCGAGAACGCTCGCATGGCTCGCGAACTCGCGGCGATGCGCGCCGAACTCGCAGCCGAGAAGTTCTCCCGCGAACTCGACGCGATGGAGCAGGACGGCTACCGCATCCCCGCCGAGCGTCGTCCCCGACTGATCGCGGACCTCGCCGCGAGCCGCGATCCCGCGGATCTCATCGACACGTGGCGCGACCTGTTCGCCCGCGATCCCGTTGGCGTGCGGATCGACATGTCCCGCGCTTCTCTCCCCAAGACCGACATCGACACTCGGCAGATCAGCGACCTCGTCCGCGAGTTCGCTGGCAAGCCCGAGGAGTTCAAGAAGGCAATCAACAGCCGCATCAAGCGGTGAGGTGAAACATGGCAGACTTCGGATCCACTCCCAATCTCGTCGCTGGCGGCACCATCGCGCCGTTCCGCTTGGTCAAGTTGTCCGCTACCGCGGACTTCACGGGTCTTCAGGCTGACGCTGCGACCAAGTTGGTCGTCGGCGTGACTGACGGCAGCGTCCGCCGCTTCGATGCGTCCGCGCACGCGCTTGAAGGCGACACCATCAGCCTGCAGCCGACTGACACCGTGCAGGTCACGTCCAGCGCGGCGATCACCCGCGGCGCGCTCCTCACCTCGGACGCGAACGGCAAGGCGATCACCGCCACTACTGGGCAGCCTGCGTTCTACATCGCGCTTGAGAGCGCGGGCGCAGCCGATCTCATCATCCGCGCTTACCGCATCGGTGCGGTGACCGCCTAAACCCCTCAACAGGAGTACACGACATGGCATTCACAGTTGTCGGGGGCGGGCAGTCAGCCTACATCCCGAGCACCAACGACCTCGCGACTGGCGCGCTTCAGGTCGAGTTCACCCGCAGCGTCAACACGTTCCCGCTCACGCGCTACGCGCAGATCGTCCCCGTCACGAAGATGGAGGGCTACTACCTCCGTCAGGATGTCGCGGACAACGCTCGCGTGAGCGACATGAACGAGTTCATCTGGCCGCTCGGCAACGACGCGCCCACGGGCAAGCAGAACGCGTTTGAGTTCCTGCCCTACTCGTGCCGCCGCTACGGCTTCCCGTTCTACATCCCGCAGGAGACTGCGAATCAGGCGGCGTGGGATGTCGTCGCGCAGCACGCCCGCACCAAGGCGCAGTTGGCGATGACCCGCCGCACCATCGAGGCGGCGACCGCGCTCTCGACCTCGGGCAACTGGGGCGGCAACTACGCCTCGGACCCGACCGTTGCGGCAATCGGCGCGGGCTACTGGCAGGCTTCGTCCGTGCTGAATGGACACATTCAGAAGACGATCCAGACCGTGCTGCAGTTGATCGGCTACAGCAGCGCAGGCGCGGTTCAGGCTCGCGACGTGATCATGGTCATCAGCCCAAAGGTCGCGCAGACGATCTCTCAGGCTCCCGAGATCAAGGAGTACGTCAAGTTCATGGCGCAGTCCGTCTCGTTCCTTCAGGGATCGGACACGTTCTCGCGCTGGGGCATCCCGCAGACCCTGTTCGGACTCGGCGATGTCGTCGTTGACGACAGCGTCAAGGTCACGAGCAAGAAGGGCGCGACCAACGCGCAGTCTTGGGTTCTCGGCGACGGCGCGTACTTCGTCAGCCGTCCGAACGGTCTGGTCGGCGTGGAGGGCGGATCGTCGTTCGCCACCCTGCAGATCTTCGCGTACGAGGACATGACGGTCGAGCAGTTCAACGATCCGCAGAACCGCCGCATGGTGGGACGCGTGATCGACAACAGCGTCAGCAAGATCGTCGCGCCCGTGGCGGGCTACGCCATCGGCAACGTGATCTCGGCGTAATCCATTCTCGCGCACGAGGGGGGCGTGGATTAGCCACGCCCCCCTTGTGTTTGGAGCAACAGCATGACCGTCTACGCGACCGCGGCGGACCTTGAGCACTCGCTCGACCAGACGATCATCGCGCAGTTGTGTGCGGACGGCGGCACGCCGATGCCCGCGCCCAACGCCGTGACGACCGCCGCGCTTGAGCGTGCGAGCAGCATCGTGCTCTCCTACATCCGAGTCGGCGAGACGTACAGCGATGCGGAGATCGCGGCACTCGCCGCGGCTCACGACCCGCTGCTC